CCTTCTCTAGTGTGACAGCCATGTCCTCTATGCCCTCATCACATGTTAAGAAGACAGTGGTTGCCTCTTCTTCATCATTAGACATAACCATTGCGTATGCATGATTCATATCAGGGATGCCATCTACTACTATGTCATCACCTAATACTGATTTCAAGTCATAGATTTTTACTTGGAACATAGTCTCTTCACTCATGATTGTTCTCCGGTATTGTTGATTGATTTTTAAATGTTGCTAACATCTCAAGACAGTGGATAGCCTTGTGTATATCCTCTAACTCATTACCCTTGTTACGAGTAAGGTACTTGTTCACCTTGGTGTACACTGTTGCCTTAACACCAGCGTATCCAAAGTTTCGGTACGTTATCTCCAATGGTTGGATGCCTTGATCCTTATAGTGATCACCTCCTACCTGCTTTCCGAATGCCTTAGCTTCTCTCAACGCTTCGTGTGCGTGCAGTGTTGTTGATCTATTAGGATTTGTTATCCAATTCATATGTTCCCCCCACGTAGGTTAGATGCTGCACCTTTCTCCGACTTAGCTGACTTACTCCAACTACCACAACCATTACACTTAAACTTCCGAGCCTTAGTTGCATTGGTGTATGCGTAGCCTCGGTAATGGATGTCGTGACTACCACACGATGGGCATGTATCACGCTCACCTGAGTACACTTGACGGTTGGGATGACTGCCGATCCAAGGTAATAGCTTGAGATATAATTCCTCTAACAAGAATACATCTTGGATGTTATACTCTTTCATTGTCTTACGATCTTTCCTGTTACCATTCATACAGCCAGTCCACAGTGGCATACCTGCATGAGATACCTTAGCACCGATGCCTAGCTTAGACGCAACATAGTCTAGCTTACGAGATGCCGGCTTGAACTTCTGTCTTGTTGTCTGAAGCAAGTCAATCTCTTTGTAAGGAGATGGTGGTGTAAGTCCGTGTTGAATGAACTCCCAGTTCAGTGTAGGTATATCAAACTTCTTACCATTGTAATGAATGACAGCATCAGCCTCGTCCAACAGATTCCAGATAGTTTTAATGTAATCCTTCTTAGTCTCCCACTCAGCACCAAAGAAGAACTTACCTTCCTTATCACCAACCCATCGAGCAGCCCAGCATAGTGTACCGCCTGCCTCTACAATCTGATTGAGGCCGATACGTTGATCGAACAGACCCCAACAATATGCTTTGTGTGGTTTTGTTTCTATATCAAGCATTAGTATTTTCATTTCTTCTTAGCCTCTTGTGTTTTAATATTATGACATCCCTTACATAACACTTGTAAGTTGTCCTCTTCACAGAATAATGTTTCAACAAACTGAGCTAAGTCATCGTAAGACTTTAGGCTTCCACATTCTTTGATGTGATCTACTGCTACCTCTTTACCTGCACACCACTGCTTGCATCCATTACATAAGTATTCAAACTTACGTCTCTTATCAGGCCCAGTGTATGGTCTCTTAGCTTTGTTCATTACATCATACTTAGGTGGCCATCGCATACTCTTCTGTCTCAGTCCACTCCGAATGAATCCAAAGTACCCTGCCTCAGTGTAACGACCACCGCCTCTAGTCTTAGCTACTCTTCGTCCCATGCTCCCTCCCCTACATCAAAGATCTGTACATCAAAGGATGTAGGCAGTACATCATAGTAGTAATCCAGTGCTTCCTTATGATCATCAAAGGTCATAGTATACATACCTAGTGCATCATTGTGTGTTACTTCATACATCATCAAGACCCTCTTCTGGTTTCCAAACATACATAGGTAGCTCCCACATAACAGGACTACCATCCTCGTTCAGGTCATTCACCATCCATAACAGACGACCTTGCTCTAACATATACTCTTCAAACTTATCTTGATGTTGTTCTTCATACGCCACTGATACAGCCTCGAACAGCTCATACTCATCCGTACATCGGCATAGTATATCGAAAGCCTTAGCAGGACCGTAGCCTTTCAAACCGGGAATGTTATCAGTGCTATCCCCTGTTAGTAATTGACTATAGAAGAACATCAACCCACCACCTGTTAGCTTCTTCCTATTCTCTGATAGTTGTAGCTGACCCTGCTTAGTGAACTGATAGGGTCCGAACTCTCCTTGCTGACCTGACTCCCATCCATAGTGCCAGCCGGCTACCATCCTTAGATCTTTATCTCTACTACATATGATCGTATCTTCTGTCTGATTGATAGCCAGTGCATCATCAGCCTCCATACCCTCGACCATTACAGCCCATGGATGTGACATGATATAAGCACGAAGGTTATTGTAGTGGAAAGGTTTCTCTCCCTTACGATTACCCTTGTATGGTTTGGTTACTGCTATCTGCTCCCTGAAGTTACCCTTACCTGTAAGGTACATGGTGTAGTCTGTGCAATCAACAGCCTTTAACATATCCCTTAGCTTGTTATGAAATACCTCGATAACAAAATCAAAGTTACTGATTGGTTCATCCTTAGGATACTCAGCTACTGCCGAGCATTCGTATACTAGCAAATCACCGTCTATTAAAGCCCGCATATCAACTCCAACTCTGCTTGTGTCTCATAATGAAAGGCTGACCAGTAGTGCTTCTCTTGCTTAGCAACAAAGAGCTTCCATCTATAATATTTATATACATGATGATTCATCATAAAATTTCTCGCATAAAAAAGGCGAGGTTTTACCCCCGCCTTATGTGTTAACCGTAAGGATTAACTGCTTCATCACCAGTAGGTGTCACCTCATCCGTGTTAACGGTAGGCTCGTGGACTACACCACCACCTAGTAACGCACCAAGAGCTGAGCCTTGGAAGTTAGTAGCACCCTTGATCTTATCCTTCAAGAAGTCAGGCAGTCCATTGAACACATCCATGTCAGGCTCATCGAAGTCAAACAGCTGAGGGTCATTGACTAGCTCAGCTACATCCATGCCTTTCATGATAGGAGATGTTGCTCCGATGTTAGCATACACGATAGTGCTGTCATCCTTTTTAGGGTTGTGAACTACAGTGAGTGCTACTGGTGCACCTAACAACTCAGCCCAGTCACCACCCGCTGCTTGCTGTGGATCAAGTGCTAGGTATCGTTGAGTACTCTTAGCTCTATCGGCACTCAAGCCATAGAACGGGAAGTCCTCACTGATCCATCGTGGTTTAGTCTCATCATCCTTACCTGCTTCATCCTTCATGAACTCAGTAGTAAGTTCGTATGTACATCGGATCATGGCGATAGGATCTTTTGCTTCACCCTTCCATGGTCGTCGTGTTTGTACACCTAAGTCAATGATTGATACCAGTCGAGCTGGGTATGTACCCACAGCTACTGGTGCTTGTGGTTTAAACTTACTCTTACCGCCGGAACTTCTTACCTTGTTAGCATTTAAAGCCATTGTCTGATTCCTATTTTGATTTTAGTTTGAACGCTTAGTGCGTGTGTCTTCTTTAAACTTACGTACCCACCGACAGCCTGTACTCTCTGTTGTGTTGTACTTCCTGCCTAACTCAGAGCCTGATAGATCCTCAGCTATCCATGTTTGATAGGCTTGATCTCTCCTATCCTTACTTCTTTCCTTGTTAGTCTTAACCTTATGGTCACTTACTGTTGGCAATTGAAGGTGGCCTGTGTTACAACATGCCCTGTTCCTACAGATATGATCTACCTCGTAGCCCTCAGGTATGTCTCCCCTCTCCTGCATCCAGATGTGTCGGTGATACATCATAGGTTTCAATGTACCATCTACCCACACCTGCTTCCTAAAGTAACCGTCTTGATTCAGCTTGTGTGATGTTGGTGTGACACAGCCGCCCTCATCTGTAACGGTTACTAATTCTTTACTGTATGCCATTAATGGACCTCCATCCAATTCTTACCTATCATACCATCACCTTGGTGAGGACATGCTATCTTTAACCTACGACCTGCCTCAGCTATAGCCTCACATCCTAGATGTAAGTAACGCTCAGTTAGATCATCTCGTACCTCTGCACTAAATTCATCATGGACATTAGCTACGAACCCATACTCCTTACCATGAGTCCATCCCTCAGCATCACACCATTCTTTTAGTAACACCAGTGCATGTTGCATAAGGATTGCTTCATCACTTTGTAAGACATACACAAGGATCTGATGTTCACTCTCTATGTGTATAGGCCTACCATCTAATCCTTCAACCCATCCATCATAGTGTTCCTTCTTATCCCAATCATTCAATCTTGTCTTAGCATTAGACACCCATTCTTTAGTTAAGTTCAATACTAAATCAGAGAACCCTGTTGATACACTAAGTAATGCATCCCTGATACGTGTACCTGTATCTTTATTCTCCCCTATAATATCACCCAGCTTGTTATCACTAGCTCCAAACATGAATGCGTAGTTAAGATTCTTTGCTTGGCCATAGCTAACAGTGATACCTACATCAGCTATAGCCTGTTGGTTTATCTGATGGATGGCTGTACCCTTAGCCTTATCACCATTGATTAATATCTCAGTGAAAGCATCATCACCTACCCTTGCTGCAAGCATACGGTTCTGACAACCAGCAGCATCAACACCTACGATTGAGTATCCATCCTTAGATATGAATGACTTCCTCATCCACTTACCAAAGAATGCACCATCACTAGGTACGTTTACTATGCCTCTATGTTTAAGCCTTGCTGTTGTACACATACCCGCTATACCCTGACTGATACGGCCATCATCACGTATGATCTTAACCCATCCTTCTAAGTTACTACGTCTATGCTTACACTGCACACGCTTAGCTATAAGCCGACCTATCTTACCATCAACACCACGGAAAGCATCAGCACCATTTAACTTAGGACTAGCTCTCACTAGCTTCTTGTCTACCTTGAGCAGCTTACCATTCTCTTTCTTATAATTCCATGCCTCCGGTATCCATCCTTCTCTTAGTAGCCAGTCCTTTGTCTCCTTGTTACTGTCTAAGTTGACAGGTCGGTAACTTATTCTACTGAATGGACCAGCAACATGATCTGATTCACCCTCCCATTTCAATACCTGTGAAGAGGGCAGCCCTGATTTAAGGAAGGGTTTACGTACCCAGCCTAGCTCACCTGCCTTCTTAGTCTCATCAATCACTAGCACCTGTGGCAGCCGTGGCACCACGACACTATCGATCTTAGCTATCCAATGTGTGAGCATTGCGATAGACTTATCAATCCATGTGCGGTCAACCAGCCAGCCGTAGCTCTCTTGTTCATGTAGTATCTCGAACAAGCGGTGAGTCAATTGATGTGCGGCTATCCAGCTAGGGCCGCCCTCTTCGCGCAGATAACCATGTACTAACCTGAGTATCTCAACGTCCTCCTTGCAACGATGTAACATCTCAGGTGAGTAGGTTGTCCAGTCACTATGATCAGGCTTACCCCTACCTACCCGATACCCGAAGGCAGCAAGTGAGTGAGGACGTGTACCTTTATCAGGACAATCGAATGGCAACTTACGTTCAGGCCGTTGAAGCCTAGACATAAGAGCTGTATCAATCTTGATGCCCTTGTACTCGTAGTTGAATAACATTTTTAATAAAGGAAAGTCATAGCCAATTCCGTTATGACTGACTAACATCTTGCATGTATCCATATAGGCTAGCATCTCTTTCACCTGATGGCCCTCAAACACATGCATTGCACCTGATGCTGCCTCTAGAAATACGCCGCAATGAAGTTTAGTAACTGTGTCTAAGAGGCCATCGCTTTCAAGATCGAAGTATACTAAGCCTGCCATGATTATCTCCCGTGATTAGTGTGGTATCCTGCATCAACCTCTGCATAGTAGCGTGCATAGATAGCATCTATTTTATCAGCGAAGAAGCCTAGCCTTTTATTTGAAAGCCTCGCCTCCCACTTGTTTCTTAACAGACGAACACCTGTTACACCAGAGCTGTTGTCTGCCCGCTTCTTTACGTTCCTCATGTTCTCTGTGAAAGTGACAGACCTGAGGTTGTCTAATCTATTGTCATCCTTTACTCCATTGATATGATCAATATGATTAGGCTCAGCACCAGTACCCATGTAGTATGCTACCCTATGCACACCGTAGTTAGATTGATTGACACTTACAGCACGATACCCGTTAGTCATTGAGCCTGCTTGATAGCCTGCCCTCTGTCCTTGCTTCCATGTCAGTGTGCCTGTCTCCTTGTCGTAAGTAAATAGTTTATTAAGTTGTTCTAAACTTGGTAGTGATTTCATATCTCCCTCACCCCTGTCATCGTATCAACACCGCCCTTTAAGTCTACCATCATACATACCTGATCGTACACACTTGCGTTCTCGTACTTCTCGATGGCAGCGTCTTCATTCTCTGCTACGACACGGTAGTAAACCCTTTGCACCTCTGTCATCTCTATCTCATATGTCTTCATCAATCATTCCTCTGTGTAAACGCACCTGTCTTACTGTTCCAATGGATAGGAACCCGACCTACATTGCCGAACTCTCTGTCTTCTAACAGTACAACATCACGACAGTTGCGTTCATCTGGTGTTAGGTCTGGATCTTTATTCCCTTCTAGTCCAAACATATAATTACAGCTACGCATCATTGCGCGAGAGCCAGCAAATTGATTAGACTTAATCTTACCGCCCATCTCATGTGGCTTGCTGTCCCTTGATGGTGCATTAAGATGACAGAAGAAGTGAACAGATAGCTGATGATCTTTAGCTAACGCTGCTGCCTCTGCTGCCATACCTACTAGCAATTCATTAGCCTCACTTGCAGACAGATGATTACTAAAGCACGTAACAGGATCAAGGTATATGGTACGATACCCTTCACTAGCTGCGTGTACTATGTCACCCCGTACATCCTCCCATCTTAGATTTTGGTACAGATCCAAGAGCACTACGTTGTCCCCTATCATGGGTTCATACTTATCGAATGCTTCATAGTCAAAAGGAATCTCAGGATCGTGGAAGATCCTACCCGCTGCCTTACCTACTAACATCTTATAAGTTTTAGCATTGGCTTCTTCCGGCTTGGCCATGAACACGCGCTCACCATGTGTTAGTATCTTATGAGAAGCCAGTGCGTTAAGCAACTCAGACTTACCCATCTTAACACCAGCACCCCAGTAGTGTGTCTCTCCCCACCTCTCTCCTCTTGTCATCGACGTTAATGCAGGCCATGGGTAAGACAATCCGAACTCTGCTTCTTTCTTAGCTGCATCCCTAAGCCCACTGCCGTACACTAGACGACTGTTCTTAGGTGCTGCTGCCTTAAAGAGTACAGAATTTTTTAAGGATTTTTTATGTCCCTTAATCAATGCCTCATTAGCATCCTTACATGGTAGCTGTGCTCGCATAGCTTCAGGGTATATCTTACACACCTCAGCCACTGCCTTATCACCAGCCTCATCCATATCAAATGCCAGAATTACATCCTTAAAATGTTGTTTGATGTACTGCATCTGATCGAGTACCTGTCTCTTGGCACCACCCGATCCATTGGATAGGCTGACCACAGCAGGGTTGAACTCTGCATAACGTACATCAGTATTAAGATCTTTAAGTACTTGGAATAATGCAATGGCGTCGAACTCTCCCTCTGTTATGATAAGTCTTGGTGCACCTGTTGCTACTGCCTGCTCCCATCCGAATAGCTGGGGCTTGCTGGCATTACCTAAGCTGAACATGTGCTTCTCTTGTAGATCTCTTAGCTTATAGCTAACAATCTCACCACCTCGGTAGATAGGAAAGGCCGCTGTCGTTGGTGTAGTACCATCCGTCTCGCTAACACCTA